TTCATCGCGGATGAACCCAGGGAACTGAGTTTCGACCTGCGATGAGATCTTCTTTAAGATTTCGTCTGAACCTACAATCGTTGCCATTAGAAGTTATACAGCCTTATAGATGGTTGCTGAATCGTAGCGGTCTGACCGATAGTTTCGATATTTGAAACCTTAGCAACCGTTCTATTTGTTTTATCATCAACAAGATCAACTTCACACTGCGACAGCAGAATGATCTGATTGCGAACTGGTGTAATGTTAGGTGATACTGGCGACACAACAACTGAGATACCGCTTCCTGTGTAAGCAGTCGGTTGGAAGTTAGTGATCTGAACAATGCCATTTGTGTAGTCAACAGAGCCAATGCTCTTGCTGTTGTAGATACGACCTAAGCGACCAGCACCCGAACGATAGTAACTGCGGAGCGTTCCGAAACCATTATCGTCGAAGAACGATTCGTTGCCAGCATAAGTGAATGACGATGAAGTAATACCACCATATCCAGGATGGTTTGCAACGCCGCTTACGATTTCAGTTGGTCCGAGTTTCTCAAGAACATTATTGAAATTCAATGTGTATGAGTTTGGTCCGCTGAGTGAAGGAACGAAAGTTTTCTTTAGACGAACAACCGAGCTAGTTGTTAAGATAGAATCGTCTGTTCCATCAATGTAATCTAGGAAACGCGAGAAGCGGAATGACTTATTGAAGTTCGATAGATATGCAGATTCGAAACCAATAACGCGAGCAGAAATAGCTTCTGCTAACTCGCCAGGAGTCAGTGATGTATTTCTTGGGTCGTAACGAACAGTCAGTGAAGGAATGATGTAAAGGTATGTTGGATCAACTACCTCAACGTCAATTGACTGCACATTATACTTGCGAATGTTAGTTACGATTTCAGCCTTACGACCAGTCGAGAACACAGTCGTATTCTTTGGCTTAGCTGATACAAACACTTTGCCATAAACAGGTGGAACGTTTTCTTCGCCACCCCAAACGGAAACAGCTTGAATGTCCTGATTCTCACGGAGAAGCAAACGCTCGTAGTCTTCAGATGTTACGCTACGATTCTGCGACTCATACATGCGAGGAGCATTGAAACGAACCGATTCAATATCTTCAATGTTAGCACCACCAGATGCGCGCCCAATCGGAACCAATGTGATACCAGTTTGACCGTCGATGGTCGTGTTGACTAATGAAAACGAGTTTGCGCCATTTGTTATTGGACCATTGCATACTCGATATGAAACTGCTACAACGCTCGCTGTTGCAGGGAGCTTACCCAATACGCCATCACCGAACGATACTTTATACTTCTGTCCACGATCAGGTTCGATAAAGAAAATCTGTGAAGATGAGTTCGTCGTAAGCACATCATCAGCAAGAACATAATTCTGAGTGTTACCACCAGTTGTCACTTGAACCTTGATACTTGTTGTATCTACGTTTTCGTTTGGCAGAACGAACGATGTGTTCGAATTACGATTGAAGATATAGCGGTGAGTGAGCGGCTCACCTTCTGTGATACGAATGAAATCAGCAAAACCACTAGTAGTGTTTGCTGTAATCGTATACGTTTGAGGTGTAACGAACTTATATGTTGCACCATTTACGATTGTTGTAAACGCTGTGTCTTTAGGAACAACAATCGAACGGAACGTTGCGTTAGCCAATGAATTCGTAAAGATTAGCTGCAAATTGGCTGATGGACCACGAGCTGATCTAGGAGTATATCCCAATGCTTTAGCGTGAGATACGACTGAGTCATAAAGTTGAGCTGTGTCGATAAAGCTCTCATTGACTGCCATGTTCGTATAGAACGCATTATAATATGTGTTGTATGCAAGCAGGTCCAACAGCGTGCCCAAAGCAGAGTCGCTAAAATCATAATCTGCGAATTCTGCTTTAGAAGCGATGTAGTTGCGTAGATTGCCACGGATTGTGTCGAAATCTAACCCTGTTACGACGAGATCTGTATTGACTGCCATTATCGGACCTTATTAAGATTAATGTCGATGTCGATGTCATTAAGCGTAACAGCATTTCTAAATCTAACTGTGATGTAAAGCTGATTGCTATCTCTGTTCTCAGCAACAACTACACCACCAGTTTCAGGAAGAACTACTCTTGGTTCATAGTTCTTAATCGCTGTTGTGATTTGGTTTTCATAGTCTGTAGCGAAAACCGTATCAAAGTTATCAAATAGACGCTTGCGAACATCACCGCCAAACTCAGGGCGAAACGGACGCTCATAACGATTAGTAAGCAAAAGATTCTTCAGACCCTGCTTGACCGCATCATCACCCTTCTTGACCAGCAGCTTTCCCGTAGATGGGTGCGCACGGAACGCAAGATCGAAGTCTTTGTTCGTGGTCTTAACAAGTGATGGCGGTAGTGGTCTTTTTTTCATTTATGTTCCTTTGAAGTATTTATTCCGAAAAAAAGACTTGACAAGCAGCGATTTGGCTGTTATACTATGAATTGTATTCAAACGGTAGTAGTGGCAGTATTAGCCTTTGCAGCCGCTGCTTTATCTGTTACATCAATGATATGCAGGGCTTCAGCAACGGTTGATGTAGGTTTGATATCAGGATACTTCTTAATCAACTCTGGATAACTATACTTAGTTAGTTTACTATAGTCTACCTGCTGCAGCAATTCAGCTGTATGCTTCTCAATCTTAGCTGAGATTTCCATGCGCTTTGCTTCAAGATCCTCTTTAGACTTATCACGACCATATCCACCAGAACCCCAGTTAACTGTGTTGGCGTTAGATACAAGCTTCTGCTGACCGTATGATGTTTTTGCAGGACTATTAGTAATCAGATTAGTGCGTGGCGCAATCGTTGACATAAGACCCATGAACTGCGACAATGGTTGCTTGAGCGTAGACAATGACGAACCCGCAGCTGCTTCTGCGAATAGATTCTTTGGAATGATAGGATCTTTTGGTTTTGTTGGTGGTTTAAGCTTCTTCGGTCCCTCTGCATCCTTAGTTGGTGCAATCGTAACCTTTGGGAGCATTTTAAGAACGCCGCTCGCGAGCACGAGGTTAGGAACCAATGTAGCGAAGTTTGGCTTACGACCAGAAGCTGCAGCACCAATTAACACACCCGCCATTGCGTTCATATTGAGCATTGGAAACTGAGCTTGAATCCCAGCAGCTTTAGCAGCAAACGCAATAGGATTAGCAGCAATCTTAGTCAGCGATGCGATTTCATTTGCGAGTGGAATTTGTTTCGCAAGATCAGCAAGCCCAGGAATGCCGCTCAATAGATTGCCTTTAATTGCAGCAAAGATAAGTGATGTTGGTCCAGATAGACCAAGCTGCATAAGAATTTTAACTTCAGCAATACTATTAACAATATCAGCTGCGCCATTTAATTTAAATGGTAATGCACCAGTGAGATTCTTAATAGCACCAGTAACAGCTGAGATTGGTCCATCTAGACCAGCACCAATAAAGTCTTTTGCAAGCCCAGTCAGTGCATCTAGTGCACCAGTTTCCTTGAGTGCAGCAAGACCAACTAAAATTGCTGGATCCATTTGATATGGTGGAGCACGATAACCCAGCGGATCATTAATCATTCTAACAGCTTCAGTGTGATTAACTAGTCCAGGATTATCGCGATTCATGCGCTCAAGCATTTCACACAGTTCATTTGTTCCTGTGTAAATATATTCTTTTCCGTTCAGCGTATACTTATCACCCTTAGCAAGCGGGATTTTATTATCCGCTTCCTGCTTAAGTTGAGCTAGACGCTCACGCTTGGAAACAATATCTGGTGTATCTTTAATATCTGACATGTCTTACCTTATCACGCTGCGCTTAGACCAGCACCAGAGCCAGGAACAACTTTACCAGAAGCAGGAACAGTAGTTGTTGCTTCTAGTTTAGTTCCACCTTCTGTTCTTGTTTTTACCAATGCACCAGCGCCAAGAACAACATCGTTGCTATCGGAACAAAGTCCGGCGCGACCAGAACCCTTCGCAAAGATGAATGATGGATGTGAACCATTACCAGTAATCTGAACTGCATCAGCAGCAGTAAGAAATACGGTATCTGTTTTGGCTTCAACTTGAACTTGAGTTCCACCAGCGATAGCACAGATAGTTCCTGCACCAATACCAACCTGATCGGCCGCAATAGCTTGGAAATCGTCACCAGCAAGAACAGCATAACTTCCACCAGAAATAACAGTTGCTTCCGATCCAGTCGATTGGAAATACTCGTTGTTATTTGTTTCTGTTTTATTACCGCCAGTCACTTCGTCGCGATTACCCGATGATCTGTGTGCTGTTTTACCATTAACTTGTGTGCGCTGATCACCAATAACTTCGCGGAGTTCATTACCGCCAACCTTTACCTTAAGATCACCGCCAACATTTAATTCATAATTGCCATCGACGTGCTGAATAACATTCCCCGTGCAATAGATATTGATCGCACCAGCGACCGTTAAATTAAAATCACCTGTGGTGACTTCGTCGCGACCCTTATCATTAAAATCCTGACGACCACCTTTTGCTGTGGTAATCATAGCACCATCATCTTTAATCTCGATGAATGTGCCTGATTTATGATAAACGTGAATGCGACAATCTCCAGGAGTATTATCGAACTCTACAACGTGACCAGCTTCGGTCGTGTATGTGTGATTACCGAGATACTCGGATTTCTTACCACCCTGTTCTTGTTGATCCCAATCTGCCATTATATCCTCTTATCGTGATGCTTCAGGACCGCCGCCGATAGCGACTCCAAGATTTCTACCTGATATTCTTGCGCCTGTTGATGCTATTGTTCCTGCGCCAGAGCTAATAGCCGCATCCTGAGTAGCGATCTTTTCAGCCGTTTCTTGCATATCAGCTATAGTATCTGAGGGACGCGAACCAGCAGAAAGAAAATCAAGATTATCAACAACGTTTAAATCACCCGCAGCTGCACGTTCGATATCTGTTAGTGAATATGTTCCAGCGGCGCTTGCGGTAGGATCTACTGCTTTATTTGCTACTGGGTTCGCTTTTACATTACCTTTGCGCTCAGTTTGCTTTTTGCTTTTAACCATAGTATCTTCGGCGCGTTCTTCATTACCACGCCCAACGAGTGCAGTAGACGCTTCATCATTTATTGCTGGATGCACCGATGGAACGGGAGCAATACCATTTTTGCCACCAAATAATTTATCAAGACTTGCCATCAGCAAAGCAACAGTCGCGACCTTTTCTAATATCGTCGGATTCTGCTGCTTTATTTCAACTGGCGTTGGTTGCGTAATAGTAATGCCGGCTTCTTTAGTATCGCTAGCCAATATTGTATTGGATGCCGTATCCGACACATACGCTTCGACCTGATATGTGCCTGGAGCAAGATTCTGTGAGAAATGCAGTTTCCATTTATTTGGTTTAACTGTTTCATCCAGACCCAGATTACCATCGAACAGGGTGTATTTTCTATAGTTCACATAAACTGAAATGGTTTCTTTTGGTTTTCCACCAAGAGAATCAAATCGTTGAAAGTCAACATATCCCGTGAGTGTGGGTGCGGTATTAGAAGTCGAGATTGGCGTAATGCTAATTGAAGTCATTTCGCGCTCCCAGAACCAACTGAGTTCTGCTCAGTATCTTCTTTCTGCTGAATGTGTGGTAATACGCCAAACACAATAGGAACCTGACCTCCATCGCCGTCCATAAAGAATCCGATGACTTTACTATTTTCTACGAGTCCTGATGGGCTATGGCCGATACCGCTGATAGCTGCGGATGTAGTTGGTTGCATAACATAGCACCAAGGCAGCTGACTCGTAGGCAAATCACCTTTATTATCGGTGTGATGTCCCTTGATACGCACCTTAATGCGACCCAGCTTTAATGTGTCTTTCTGTCCCGAGAACTGACCAGTGCCGCGATCCTCGACCACGCCAATCCACCACTTTAATCCGTCTTGTCCGAGAACTGTGCCAAACTCAGCCATGATTATTCCTTGCTCTGCGAATCAGACTTACACTCAAGAACGCATTCATATTTCATATCTTTATCATCTTTATATAATACGTGTCTGACCGAAGTAACCAAATAAGAACCAGAACGATTATCCAATTCACCTGTTTCTTGGTTCGCAGGTATATTTAACTTCACTTTGATGCCCGGCTTATAAGCTGTATCTCCAGGAACACGCACATGCATAATAAGATTATCTAGCTGAGTTGCAGCTGAAGAACTAGCACCGTGCTCGTGAACTGTTCTTTTATTTTCAGCAATTTTTGGATCACGTGCGTCGCGGAACTTACTCTTAGCGGCTCCTGGAGCAATAACGAAATTAAATCGTTCACCGCGAGCTGACTTCTGGTCTTTGGTGATTTGTTTCTTACCAGTGTGCGCACCTTCGCCGGCACCATCGCGCTTTGAACCGCCACCAGTCTTACCAGTCGTAGGATCAAAATAATACCAGTGGTCTGAATCAGCGCCATTATATTTTGAATTGACTGTATTAAAATCTTTTTGCTGTTCAAACGCAATGATATTACGCTGAGCATCACCACCTGCGCTGCCAGCATTTTGCATAGCATAGCTCAGGGTGAACTTATCACCCTCAGATAACATAGCGTCGATGGTCTTAAAATGATATCCGTCGCGGTCTTGGAAATAAACATAGTTCGACGCTTTAGCCTTGGACGACTTCGCTTCTTTCGCAGCCCAACGAATAGCAGTCACGGGTGAACGACCAGTCCCGTGATAGCTCGCATTACCGTCTGATTCTTCGTTAGTCGTTAGATCTTTTTTAATTGTGGTTGAGTCCTTGGTATAGTCCTCATGCCATTTCTTGACCATTTCCGAGAGCTTTTCACCCTCGTATGCTTTTACGATTTCTTTGGCATTATTATCCAGAAACTCCTGCGGCACACATGTTAATTCATACACGTCCTGATTATCTTTGACGCGAGTTCTGTCACCGATAATACCAGTCTTGAATTTCATACGGACCGTGCTACCCTCGCGATTGCCGAACGATAGCTCAACGTCTTCGCCACCCTTCAGTTTGGCTGACTGATGGAAACCCGATGCGTCATTTATGCTGATATTGGATGATGCGGCTGTTTCATAAATGCTCTCGAAATAATCGAGTTTAGTCACCAGCGCACGAATATCCGTGCCATTGACCGTGCATTGTGAAACAATACCAGTTGCAATACTTGGATTCATCTGACGAACTGACTTTCTTCAAAGATATATGGGTGCTGATCTTTAATGAGGTGAACATAGTGAAGATCGAGCAGGTAAATGTGACGGCGCTGCTCATTAAGATCTTGTTCATATTCGAATACAGTAACCGACTTTCTATCTGTGGCTGGCAACGCCGCATACGTGGTATAGTCGATAGTCACGGTCTTTTCTGGATAAATGCGCTGTTGAATACCATCAGAAGCAATAGAATTCTTTTGTATAATTTTTTCGTAATGGTGAACGGTCTGATTAACATATGACAATGTCGCATTATCGCTCTCGTTTGCACCAAGACCACGATACTTTTGCATAATCATCTTATTGAATTGCTCGTAGCTCAGAGGCCATTCATAATACGGATCCTGGATTTCATTGGTCAGCAGAACCAACCAATCCAGCGTATAGTCGTCATAATAGTCGTATGCAACATGATCTGGGCGCTCACCATCCTGAACATAATACTCGTCGAATGTTACGGCTGCGTTACTAATAAAATTCGCAACCGAAAAGCGACGAGTAATATCAGTGATAGGCACGCTCTTTGTTTGTCCAGGAATACGATATGAAATTGTTGGATGCGCTCTGAATAAAAACATTAAGCGCCTCCTGCATATAGCGGATATCCATCTTTCATCGGAATAGGACCAGCTGAATCCACAGATTTAATACCAAGATCTTTATTGATTTTATCCATCTGTTCCTGGCTTACTTCTGGTTTGTTATATCTGTTGTCATTAACTTTACCATCAAGATAATTCTTAGTAACGATTTCGGTTTCTTTGAACGATAGCGTTAGCTCAACTTCAGCAGGAGCAGGAGCGCCGCTACCATCAGCATTACGAATATATGCAGCAACACCCTGACCATGATAATTCACTTGAATATCGGTGCAGACTGATGGTTGTAGATTAAACAGATATTCTGGATGACGGAATTTAATCTCAAAGAACTCGGGATACTTAAAGAACAATCCACCAGCAACAAACTCAGGGTGTGAGTAACGAGTAAATGCAGCAATAATATCACGGATTCTATTTGATTCATCGCGACTGCGTGGTGATAGTTTCCATGAGAAACGATGCTCGCGGAAATCTACACCAGTAAACAATACGATTTTATGTGGGTTTGCAGCAACACCAGCACCAACCTTTAATCCAGCTTTAGCTGCGTCGCTGCCGGCAAACTTGTCTAATGCAAAACCTGCACCAGCACCTATTGCTCCACTAACAGCGCCTTCTAGCGCACCACCACCGAGAATACCAGCCGATCCCGATCCTTGCAGTAGTCCAGGCATAGATGAATTATTATAGATTGCTTGATCGAATGGTTTTAGAATTTGACCAACAGCTGCACCAAGATCCGCAGAAGAATAATTGGGATTATAATCGGTCGAAACATTAGATGGCATTGGCAAACGAATAGTCGCACCAATAACTTGTTTTGCTCCTGCTAATAAATCGCCACCAAACCCTAAACCATTTGCGATATTGTTGATAGTAGGTAATGCTTGCCCTTGTGTTTCTTTTGCAGTAAACTCAATCCAGTGATCAATAGTCTGAAGATCATCTGGGAAATACATGCTCTGATCTTGAAACGGATCTGGTCTGCTAATTTGACCAACGAGCGATACTCGCGGAGATGATGTCTGACTTAACGCACTAAATGCAGCGGCAACACCAGCTACGCCTGTTGCGAGTCTTTCTGATCGTAGTTGTTTAGCAGACATCGGAACTCCTTTTCAATATCATATTTATACTGAATAAGTAGGCTCATGGCTACTTACAAAGGGCGCTTCCAGCCCAAAAACCCAAACAAATATAAAGGTGATCCGTCTAAGATCGTGTATCGGTCTTCATGGGAATTGCGCTTTATGAAATATCTCGATGAGAACGCTAACATTATTCAATGGGCGTCTGAGGAATTATTCATCCCATATAAGTCTCCACTCGACGGTAAATGGCATAGATATTTCCCCGACTTCGTTATTCGTATGCGCGATAAGGACGGGAAGATATCCACCAAGATGATCGAGATTAAACCTCGCTCACAATCCATTCCCCCAACCGTAAAGACAAATGGTTCGAAGCCAACAAAGAAGTATTTGCGCGAGGTCGCAACATATGGAATAAATATGTCTAAGTGGCACGCAGCTAAGGAATACTGCGAAGATCGCCAATGGGAATTCGTCGTGCTGACGGAAAAGGAACTCGGGATTTAATGGTCGCTTATATCTTTGATTCAATGTTAAAGCGTGGTTCCGCTGCTGGAATATCACCTACGATGAAACGCGACTCCCGCGATTGGTTCCGTAAGCAAGCACAAGCCACCTCCGCTTCCCCCTCGCGTATGCTCGCGAGCGATCGTAGTAGATTAACTTCACGCCCAATGATTGGAAGGATGTATCTTTTTAATTATGATCCAAAAGGCAAAAAGACTCTACCGTATTATGACAGATATCCTCTGGTCATCCCTATCGGTTCCACTAGAACAAATGGATTTGCTGCAAACGGAGGATCGTTCCTCGGTCTCAATCTCCACTATCTACCGCTCCCTCTTAGAGCGAAACTGATGGATGCGCTGTATGCAACAGCAAGTAATAAAACACTAGACGAGAACACTCGTTTGAGCGTATCGTATAATATCCTCGTTCAAGCAAGCAAATATCGTTTCTTTCAGCCGTGCATTAAGCGATATCTTATCTCGCATGTGCGCAGCAAGTTCTTTTATATCGAGCCTACTGAATGGAATATGGCATTATTTCTACCGTTTGATAGATTTGTCGGCTCAGGTAAAACGCGCATTTATCGCGATAGTCGTAATAGGATTCAATAATGCCATTTAATATCGAAGAATTTAACGCTAATATCTCCCAGAGTGGTATCGCTTCAACGTCTCATTTCGAAGCATGGATCATTGGCGGTCCTGGCGTAGCACCAAGCATTCTAAACAAATATGGTCTTGACGGTGGTATGCGTTTCCGTATCGAGTCGATCAATCTGCCTGGACGTAATCTACAGACGTTAGACCAGAACTATCATGGTCCAGTTCGTCGTATTCCTTTCCGCTTTACGCAGCAACCCGTGACCATGTCAGTTATTCTGTCGAAGGATATGCGTGAGCGCGAGGTATTCATGCGCTGGCAGGATTTCTTTACGGGTCATTATCGCGACAATCCTAATCGCAGCACTATGCCTGGCATGTTCGATACCAAGTATTATAAAGATGGTATCGGCACTATTGCTATTCTGCAGTTCTCGCAACCCATCGGAACCGATATGACGACTCTTGCTCGTATCGGGTCGCAGGTCGTGACCAAGTTCGTGAATCCTAACAGCACAGCTGGTCGTAATATCTCAGCTGGCGCTCAGATTGCCGCTAATATCCTACGCATTTTTGATCAACCGTCATTTGAGATTCAGAATACTATCACGCTAGAAGAAGCATATCCAGTATCAGTGAATGATATTCAAATGTCATGGGGTGACGAGGGATATGGTAAAATGCAAATCGAATTGAATTATCGCTATGCTATTGAACATAATCAGAACTTCGGTAGCAGCGATCTATTCACAATGGATAAAAACAACCGCATGAAGAAGTAATTGGAGTGAATTATTATGGCATTACCTAAGTTAGCAGCACCACGTTTTGCAGTAGAATTACCATCGACGGGTCAACGCATTTCGTTTAGACCATTTCTGGTGAAGGAAGAAAAGGCGCTGTTGATGGCAGCAACTTCCGACGACCAGAACTCTATGATTGACGCAGTGAAGGATGTATTATCCGCATGTGTTATTGATAGCGACGTAAACGTAGCCACTTTGCCATTCTTTGATCTGGAATATCTGTTCCTGAATCTGCGAGCTAAGTCGGTTGGTGAAGTTGTTAAGCTAGAATATCGTCATACTGGCGGCAAGAATTATTCTGGTATCGAGTGCGAAGCGGTAACTCCAGTCGAGATTAATCTGGAGCGTGTGAAGGTAGAGCGTAACGAAAAACATACCAATAAGATTCAAATCACGGATCAGCTCGGTGTGGTTATGCGTTATCCAACCATCAGTGATATAAAATTAGTCAATGATGGTGCGGACGAGCTTAAGATGATTGCTAAGTGTATTGTGTCGGTTTATGACGAGGAAAACGTCTACGAACCCGATAACCTACAAGATGCGGTTGACTTTATTGATTCATTGAATACGCAGCAGTTCGCTAAGATTATGGAGTTCATTGCAACTATGCCTAAGCTGCGCCATACGTTTAGCTATAAGTGCAAAGGTTGTGGGCAAGAAGATAAGGTCACGCTGGAGGGACTGTCTGATTTTTTTTAATGATCCTCTCTCATAATACTCTGGCGAATTATTACCAGACTAACTTTTCGTTGATGCAGCACCACAAATACTCGCTGAGTGACATAGATGGTATGATTCCTTGGGAGAGGGATATCTACGTTAAAATGCTCATCGAGCATCTTGAGAAACTGAAAGAAGAACACGAAAAAGCATCAGCAAGGCGGTAAATGTCGAAGGAAGATGAAGAGATTCTTAGAGCCATCCTTGAAAAAGGTGGTGATAAAGCTAAGAAAGCTGCTGCAGAAGCATTAGCTGCACAGCCGCATACTCCTGACACACCACCAGAAGTCAAGCAGGTAAAAGCAAAGCGCAAGGTCAAGGGACTGGGTAAAGTCATTGGCAAGATTGGTAAGTCTAAGTTCTACCAGTCTAAGGAAGGTAATGTCGTCGATCAAGACGGGCAAATCCTCGAAGGTCGTCTTGCTGAGATCCTAGCTAAAGAAAATGCAATAAAGAAAGCTGCGGTTCAACAAGCAGTAGCACCATCGACTCAGCAGAAAGATGCTGAAAGGAAAATCGGTGGTGAATTAAACCGTGTTGTTAAAGCGACTTCGAATTTATCCAAGACACAGGGTAAAGTCCTCACAACTATGCCAAATGCGTTTGGTGAGGTCGAGAAAGTTATCGCCAATCTAACTGAGCAACACGAAAAGACCGTTGCTTTGCTGATGAAGCAGAACGATGAGCTACGCGAAAAGGTCATCGAAGCAATGACTGGCGTAAAAACTGGTTCTAAAGCTGGTGGAGCTAAACCTAAACTATCTAAAGGCGTTGGTGGTTCTCGTGCAGCTAAAATTGGTGAAATGAAAGCTGCTATCGGAAAGAAAGCGGCAAAAGAAAAAGAAACAAAAGAAAAGGTAAAAGAAAAACCAACCTTTGCTCAGCAAATGAAAAGCACAGCAAAAGGTATGGGATATGCTGCTCTTGCTGGCGCTGTGGGTGGAATGCTAGCTGCATTTTCCGGAACTAAACCTAGCGGTGGTGGTGCTGGAGGAGCAGCTCCTGCTGGTGCAGGCGCTGGATATGCTGGTCCAGGCGTAGCTGCTACAGGTAGTGCAAAAGAAGCAATCGATTTCTTTGAGAAGAAGGGATTCACTCGCGCACAGGCGATTGGTATCGCTGCTAATATCGAAGCAGAGTCTAACTTCAAAACAAATGCTGTCGGTGATAGCGGCAAAGCATATGGTCTAGCTCAGTGGCATCCTGATCGCCAAGCTATCTTCCAGAAGACATACGGTAAACCTATTCGCGAAGCTAATTTCCAAGAACAGCTTGAGTTTATCAACTGGGAATTGAATAACAACGAAAAGAAAGCTGGCGGAATGATTCGCACAGCGCAGGATGCTGGACAAGCTGCTGCTCTTGTTGATCAATACTATGAGCGTTCATCTGGCGCACATAGACAGAAGCGTATTGAAACAGCACAGAAGTATGCAAAGGGCGAAGGATTAGCAGCTCCTGCTGTTGCGGGTGGTGCAGCTCCAGCAGCAGGTGGACCGCCAGGAGCACCAACAGCTGGTGGTAATAATACTGGAATGGCACAAGATTTCGGTCAACCAACAAAGGTTGGTGAGAACGGTAATCTACCAGATTCGCAGCTTGTGACTGTTGGACAAGGTAATCATAAACTACAACCAAACGCAGCAGCTGCATATGAAGCAATGGTGCAAGCAGCAAAGCAAGATGGTGTGTCGTGGTCTATTACAGATTCATATCGTCCATATGCAGCTCAGGTTAAAGTCGCACAGGAAAAGGGATTGTATTCTCAGGGTGGATTAGCTGCTCGTCCAGGCACATCTAATCACGGTTGGGGAACAGCGCTCGATCTTGGTGGTGGAGCTAACTCTCGCGGAACAAAGCAGAACGATTGGCTTATGGCTAACGCAGGTCGCTTTGGATTCAGCACAATTCCTCGCGAACCATGGCACTGGGAATATAAAGGATCTGGTGCAGCTGTTGCATCTAAAGGCGGCGGAGAAATAGCTGGTGAGCGTGGTCCAGGCAATGCGCTTGCAGTTGCGTCACGACAGAATCAGGTTGATACCGCGATTGCTGAAAACCAAGCTCGCGGTGGAGTTGTTGTAATGCAAAACGATCGTTTCTTTAATAATACGAGAACCGTATATCAAACAGGTTCTTATTCGCAGAGAAAGATGGAACAGGTATACAATCCGTATAATGTAGCTGCTAGTGTTGTTGCAGGAAGAGGTATATTCTAATGGCTATTTCAACGCTGCTTCCTGCAGGAGGCGCAAACGATAACAGACCGAACCTCAAGCAGTTCTTCGGTAAGAATCCTGCTGTAGCTAACGACAACGTAGAACGTGTGTCGAGCGGTATGTTTACAGACACGTTCGCAGACTCTGTTGTTACAACGCTTCATAGCTTGATTGAAGAAATCGCAAAGATTAGTGATATTGCTAAGAGCGTTATTGCTTCTTTTGGCGCTATTGTTAAATCTTTGAAGTCACTCAATAAGGATGTGACTAGTCGTTTCCGCGTTCTTAATAACGAGCTGAATGCGA